ACTGTTTTCTTTTTAGGTTGTATTTATCGTTGTTTCTCCATCCAGTACGCTCAAACAATTTATAAACAACAGATAATTCTGTTTCGTTGCTTTCATCTATTGCTGATCTGGTTAACTCAAAACCTCCAAATCTAGTGTTTAGCGGATCGCTAGGTTTATAAGCCGTATCAATCAAAAAAACGTCTGACTTATTGCCGAACGATATTTTATTTAGCTCCTGATTGTAGTTATAAGTATTTTTAGATGTTTTATTTAGTTTGTAGTCAACTATTCCATAAAATTCAAACTGCTTGAATAAGGTTAGTAAAACAGTCCTTTTAAGCGTTGATAATTCCTTTCGAGCCAATCCCCAAGCTATGTCGGAATAAGCGAAACAATCAAATATAATAGCGGTACATTCGATAATAGATTTTCCACTGCGAGCAGATCCTCCATATCCTACATCGGTAGTATTTTCATCATTCAACAATTCAATAGCACGAATCTGCTTTGGTGTCATATAAAAGTAATTCCCATCAGGATAAATACCGATAGGAATATGCTTGTATTCTTTACGCTTGTAAAGTTCTATGTAAATGTCAAATTCGTGAGAAGTCATTGCAAAAATTGTAATTGCATTTGATTTTTTTCAATAGCTTTTTCAACTTCACTAACTTTTAATGTCGAATAATAACTATGGCTTCCACTATAAATCTGACAATACTCTATTTCATTTTCTATATAAGAAGTTATTGCATCTATTCTGTAAAATATAATCGGTCTAACGTCGCATAATCTTAAATCAAAATCAATATCGGCATTATCCAACATTTGAAGCGAATCAGTATTAAATAATATTGGTAGTTTTATTTTCATTAAGTAGTTGTTAATTCTTCTTTCTGAATAGTAGTTTTATTGCTTTCTGAATAGTAGTTTATAGTCATAATTGCAGCCTTTGAAACTATTCTTTTAATCAGTTGCTTTTGAACAGTTGTGCAATATGATTTGTGGTTTGCAATTCTGATATATTGATATTTTATTTCTTCGATTGTGAACTTATCTAAAAAGTCTTTAACGCCACCTTTGACTCTTTTAAGTTTAAAGATTTGTTCTTTGATGGCTTTAATTTCATTTAACGTCAATTCATCAAATTTAGGATCATCAAATATTTCCTGTAATGAACTTTGCATTGTTAGTTTTGGTGTCATTTTAGTTTATTTATTGATTATTAATAGTTTAGTATTTTTATTACTTACAATCGCTTGCCTTGACTCGCTGGCTGTTTTTATAATCGTAAGTTAAAAGTCTATTTTTCTTTCAATTTATTAGTAGCGTTCGCCCTCAATAGTAGTTCTTCGGTTGAAAGTTGAGCTAAATCCAATACCTTAGGAGTCATTGAACCGTCTGAACTTGATAAATCTAATCTTTCTCCATATTTCTTAGGTTGCATCTTAGCAAGTATCCATTTTCTCGCATCAATTCGCAATCTTGATCTTTGTATATGTTCTAAGTTTAGTATTTCAACTTCAACACCTTCGGATATCTGTTTCTTTACAAAGTCATTAATACCATCATCGGCAATGTCAATCATTTCATCAAAAAGAATATCTGATCTTATCAATGTCGCGTAGTTATAAAGCTCTTTTAACTGATCTGATTTTGAAAGCCATTGAAAGAAAGTAACATAGCTAATTTTTGATTCCTTAACAGCCTTATTAAAAGATATTTTTTCCTCTATTACCCTATCGCATATTTCGGTGACAATAATTATCTTTTCTTCTTCTGTATGATTATAAGGCTTTGCCATTTACTTTATCTTTAGTTCTTCTTCCCAATCAATGATCTCAACTTCTTTTGCTAAATCCATACTGCAATTACATCTAGGACAATCTATACAGCAAGTGCCTATATATATTTCATCTAAATAACCACATTCAGGACATTTCTGAGCTTTTTTCATTTGGTTTTAATTTAAGCTAAACAATGTTCTTATTCTAATCCGGTTTAAAGGTAGTATTTTATATTCAAAACAGTAAATAGTTTCAGTATTGAATCTTAGGCTAAACTTTTTATAGTGTCCTTTAAATTCAATTACTTCTAATCTGTATTGCTTTGTTTTAGACATTTAACTTAGTTATTTTAACATCATTTAATTCAACCTTTGTTATTATTTTCATTACATACGTTGTCCTTCTTTCCTGAGTTGCAAGCCTTACCGCTTCAGCTTCTATGTTGTCGTAATTGTCATACGTTTTTGAAGTCGTTTGTCTACCTTCAACCATGACTGCAAAAAGTTCGTTTTCCATATGAGTCTATTTTAGTTTAAATCCAAAGTTACAAATAAATTAGCAAATATAAAAACTTGGTTTGGTTCAGATACTCCTTCTAGTTGAAACATATATTAGCAATAATGCTTTCTGATAAACTCAGCATTTCTTTTTGCCAAACCTTCGATTGTTCTGGCATGGTGCGACACATTGCCAGTTGTTAGTCTGGTAGATATTTCGGCAATATTGTCAAAATTAGCGGCTGCAAAATCTGGAAGTTTAGGCAAATTGCTGTTAGACTGACGTTCTAATTCGATTCTATTAAGTCCAATTTTGTTTTGAATTACCCATTTTATAGTGTCAATATTCACTTTATTTATCTTCTCCATTTCTTTAATCATGTTAAGAATTGAATTGAGTTGATCGTTAATATTTTCCATATTAAATTATGTTTGAATGTTCAAATTGGTAAATACTCGAATCATCTTAATACAACCATTCCAATAATTTTTCATAAACAAACTCTGAATCTTCGTTAATCTCATTTAACTGATCTGAAGTCATTTCTTTACCATCATAATCAGCACTTAAAATTAGCGTATCTGTAAATTCTGGATAGTCTTTTGAGTCGTATTGAAATACTATGTTGTCAATTAATTTGTAGTCCATTGTTAGTTAAGTTTTGCTATTGAAAATTCAACCGTTACTTCGTTGTTATTTGTTTTTTCAATTTTTACGAATCCATCTTCACCAACCAATTCAAGCATTTTATAATATCTTTTTACCATTGCTTCACCATATTGGTTTCTGTCTTGATTAATAATTTCAGATAAAATTGGTGCGTTCCATCCTGTTTTTGAATAACGCTTTGCAAATGATAAATCAGCAAAATAAGGAAGTTCAAATAATTCAACGAATTTACTATTTAATCCGCTAAATGTATATGATTTATTTAAATCCGATTTACGTTCGATAACATCACAAAAATCATAATCAGTACGACCTGAAATTTTATTGCAAACGTGAGTAGCCAATTTATTGATCATGTCATAACGCTTTTTAGAAGTTTCTCTGACGTAATCAAGATACGATTTATAAGCATCTTTTTCATCAGACTGTTCGCCAATATAACCTTTGCCTTCACATTTGTAACATACGCCACCGTCTTGCATTGTCCAATCCAAGATTCCTTTACCTGAGCATCTTGGGCAAACTTCATAGTTTTGTGGTTTTTCGATAGCTTTCATGATCTTTAGTTTTTGTGTTTGTTTGATGAAGTAAAGATACATCTAAAACCTAATATCATGCTAATTTTTGGGTATGTTAGAAAACATCAAACTTAATTATTTTAATAGAGTAATTTAACGACTTTCTGAAATTGATCTTCGTACTCTTTTTGTGTAATTGGAATAATATACCCTGTTACAAAATAGTTGCTTAAAAACGTCATTTTGCTGATTAAATAGACTCCGAAAGTATTCGACTTACCTTTCTTTACGTCACCAACCGATAAACAGACCTGAACCGTTTTATCATCTGAATAGCTGAATTTAAAATAGCGTTCGCCTAAATATTCGATTCGTTCAGGCTTTGTTTTGAAATAATTAATTGAATCATCCATTATTTTATATTTTTAGTGATTGTTGCAAAACATCTTTAGTATTCTTTTTCGAGCGTTTTAAACCGTTTAAGTTCGCAAATAATAGTTTCGTATTCCAAGCGTAAAAAAGTATGCCTAAATGCGATCTATTGTACTTAAAACAGTTCTTTTCCCACTTGCGAATAATTCGATTTTCAAAACGTGGATAAGAGTCGTAAAAAATGGCTTTCATTTGTCAAAGTCATTACAATATCTAAAATAACCTCCTGTATCAAATGGATAACCACTAAAACCCATGTCAGGCTTTCTATACATAACACGTTTTCCTAACTTGCATTTCGCAAATGAAATTATACGACCAAACATATTAGATTGATTTTCTAAAATTGGCTCTATAAAATTTTTACATTGATCACATTCAACTCTTTTGGGTTTCATATCATTTATTTTTAGGTTTAAAATCTATCAACTTGTTTAGAACGGTGCTATTTCTGACTTCTCAGTTTCGTAAAATGATTCATTCGGTTTAAAATTACCTGACAATTCTGGCTTATCCCAAAAGTCAATTTCAATAGGTTTAGTACAAAGCCAATCGGTATTGTCAAAATTACCAGAAGGATCAAATCTACCATTGTTAAAATTATATTCTAATTGCGATACTCCCTGAGTTCCTAAATGTTTAAATTTGATCTTTTGCCAATGAACATCTACTGAATTTATCATCGAATTATTATCATCTCTTTGTCGATGAACTGTTAAACCGTAGTCTGTTTTATTATAGAAATGTGCCGATCCTGAAATATTATAAAGCGTTGGTACTTCATTGTTTTGCATCTTAACAGGATGAGCAATCAAGAAAACTAAAACATTATTAAATCTGGCAAAGTTTACTAAAATATCTAAAAAGCGACTAATATACTGGGTTTCGTTTTCTCCTTTTTTTAGCTGATGATCTAATTTATTAAACGGATCAACAACCAGTATTTTAATTCCTTTTTGCTTAACGAATGATTTTGCAGACTTCATTATTGATTCAACGCTCAAATCTTTTTCATTCATTATGTAGAAAAAATTGTCTTTGATGTGTTCGTAAATACTTTGGAAGTCTGTTTTATCGGTTTCCTTTTTAAACTTCGATCCTGAAAACTTTTCATGTATTTTTGAATAGTGATACTTCAAAGGATAATTTTCGGGTGTGAAATATGCAGCCTTCCAACCATAAATTAAATTCAATCTGGAAATTATATAATCAACAAATTCAGATTTTCCAGAACTCGGTATTCCGGTAACGGTGCAAAGTCTGCCAAGCTCCCAAGTGCAAAATTTATCTATTTCTTCAATTTCGATAGTTTTACCTTTTTGTAATCCGTTTTCGTAAAGATCAATAATCTCATTGTAAAGACTTGATATTTCTATGTTTCCTTCAATAGGTATTGGTTTTGCCGTTTTAAGTAGTTCTTTGAAGTCATAACCGCCATACTTAGTAAAGTATTCGTTTGCATCCTTACAGTCTTTAAAATTGACTGAAAAGCACCTTTCTGCACCTATCCTTCGTATTAGTTCATCCTTTAATTCAATTCCAACAGTATCGCAGTCAGTAGCCAAATAAACTTTTTCGATATGATCTAAACATTGAATCGAATTATCAAGATATTCAGATTTGCTTTTAGCTCCGTTTGGTACTGAAATAACATTTTTAAATCCATTTTCCACAAAAGTAAGACAATCTATCTCGCCCTCACAAATAATCAATTCTTTGGCTTCTGAAATGCAGTCAAAATTATACCAGATCAATTCAGCATTTGAAACAAGTTTAAATGATTTCTTTGCACCCCTGAATTTAATATTTATCAATTTTGAGTTACGGAAAAAAGGGAAACAGATAACTTCGATTTCTTTACTGAACTGTGGCATCCATTCTAAATCAGAATAAACTTTCATTTCGTTTAATGTTTTCTGACTTATCATCCGACCTTCAAAATATTTAACTGACTTATCGGTTAATTCAGTTTTATTTTTCCATTCAGGTACGGTATAAGCCTGAACTGATTCAAATGGTTTATATTCGTAAAGTGTAGTTGAACAATGAAAACAATACGCTCTTTGAGTATCTGGATAATATTCCAAATCTTTAGCTTTTGCATTTTTACGACCATCGGCACATTCAGGACATTTATAGCGTGCTTTTTTTGATTGATCAAAGTCAATATCATAAACACGTTTCGATTGAGAAGATTGATATTTCATGCTGATAGTTTTGGTTTTTGTTTTACGTTGTCAATTTTAATATTTTTTATCCATTCATATTCAAATCCCTGCCAGTTTCTTTCTACTGCTATTTTTACACATTCGTTAGCTGGTAATTTTGATTTTTCAATCTCACGTTTTAATTTATTAAATGCAGTTTCAGTATTTGATGCCTTTTTGTTTTTACGAACAATCAACCAATCTAAAATTATCTGTTCTTCAACTCCTAAATCAATAACAGATTGTTTAAAATCGAATTTTATATTATTTGTTTTTTCTTCTTTTTCTTCTTGTTCTTCTTTATATTCTTGTTTGTTGTTAGTTGTTTGTTGCTTGTTTGTTAGTCGTTTGTTAGTTTGCTTGTTAGTTGTTTGTTGCTCTGATTGATAATCGTCATATTTACAGATCGTTATAATACTATATTTGTTTGTTGATTGTATGTTGATTTCTTTGGTTTTTTCTAATCGCTTTAAACAAGTCCTTAACGTCTGAACGCTAATTTTAGTACTTTCATTTAGGCTATTTAATCCGGTTAAAATCTGTCCACGTTTAACAATTATCCCTCTCCATTCACCGTCTTGATGATTCGCATTAATCAAAAGATAAATAAATAAATGTACCATTTCTGAAATATTGAACCATTCCCAATCTGAGAATTTTCGATATATTTTTATCCAACCTTCGTTCATTTTACAATGAATTAAATTTTTCAAGTGCCGAAGCAAGCTTAAAATAACACCACGCCCAAACTCCAAAACTATTTGATTTTGGATATGTTTCTTTAAATTCAGTTTCAGAATAAATACGTTTTTCAAAATCAACACACATAGCTGAGTTTTTACGCTCAAAGACCTCAAAACATACAATTATGCCATCTCTTGACACTTCGTACAAATATGCAGTATCTGAAACTCTAATTTGACGATATTTTAATCCTGACACTTCGCCAGTTCCCTCAATTTCTTTTTCGAGTAATATTAAATTTTCCATGTAAATTATTTTTTACTTTGTTAAACAAAAAAAATATCAATTCAATCCTAAATACAATTTTAATGCAGTTAGCTTTAAACTATCTAAATTTCTTCTACCTGAAAGAAAATGAGAAAGCTCAGAATTACTTGCACCTATTTTATTTGCAACGTGTGATTTTTTTAACCCGAGCAACTTAATTCTTTTTTTTATTTCGTCTGTCATTTTAAATTTACTAAAGTTTGTTAAAAAGTAGCTGGCACTAACAAACCAGCTACAAATGAAATAC